GATTTATAGGGAGTCTTATGGATTGTACGCCTGTTCGGGCATACTCTTCAATCATGAATCGCCAAGGCGTGGTGAATTGTTTGTAACAAGAAAAATAACTTCTTGGATAGGAATGCGAAAAAATTCTAAGACAAAAGAAAAGTTGCAGCTTGGAAATGTAGATTCTTTGCGTGATTGGGGTCATGCAAAAGACTATGTTGAAGCAATGCACTCGATGCTTCAATTAAATGCTCCAGATGATTTTGTAATAGCTACTGGGTGTGCTTACTCTGTAGAAGATTTTTTAAATGTTGCTTTTAAACACGCTGGTTTTGGTAGCTGGAAAAGACAAGTAGTTTTAAATCCAACATTAAAAAGGCCATTTGAGGTTGATGCTCTTCGTGGAGTTTCAACAAAGGCAGCAAAAGTTCTCAAATGGGAACCTAGTTATAATTTTGATCTTCTTGTTAAAGAGATGGTCGAAAGTGATATAGATGGACACAAAGTATAAAGTAATTAGGGATACTAGAGAGCAAAATGGCTGGACTTTTATGCCAGCAAAAGCTTGCGAGGGAACTGTATCTGGAACACTAAAGACTGGTGATTATTCTATAGAAGGATATCAGGATATCTTAACCATAGAAAGAAAAGGTTCTATTGCAGAATTGGCAACAAATTTAGTTGAAGATAGATTTGAAAGAGAACTAGAAAGAATGGAGTCTTTTAAATATGCATTTATGATCTTAGAGTTTTCTATGGATGATTTAATTAAATACCCTAAAGGTTCTGGAATACCATACTATAAGATGAAGAGTGTAAAACTAAATCCGTTTTTCTTACTTAAAAGATTAATTGAAATAGAACTTAAGTATAAGGTTAAAATTATCTTTGCAGAAAATCATGGGCAAACTGTTGCTTCATCAATATTTAAAAGAGTGATTGAAAATGAAGGACCAAGAGAAATTAAAGAGCATAATTGATCGGGCATGGATGCTATCTGAGCAAGAAATGCTTGCTGTTAGCCCATTGACTGATATCAACGATATTCAAAAAATAGTTGATTTGCCCTTAACAAATATTCATCCATTAAAAAACATTTCCAAATCGGACATGGAAAGATTAGACATTTACTTGCTAAAAGTTATGAGAAATCCAGACTACTTTCCTTTTACATGCAAGCTTTTATTTGGTATAGACATATTTCCTTTTCAGCACATTATACTTAAAGAGCTTTGGAAAAGGCCATTCCCAATGATCATCGCTGGTCGTGGTGCGGGCAAAAGTTATATTCTTGCACTATACTCTATGCTCAGACTTTTGTTTACTCAGGGTTGTAAGATTGCAATCATAGGTAAGGTATTTAGGCAGAGTAAAGTTATATTTGAATACATGGAAGGTCTATGGGCGAATGGCGTTATCTATAGAGATATATGTGGTGTTGGCAAAGGTAGAAACAATAGAGATCAAGGCCCAAGACGAGATATAGATAGATGCGAAATGATTGTTGGTGAAAGTGTTGCTATGGCATTGCCATTGGGAACAGGTGAAAAGATTAGAGGTCAAAGAGCTAACTATACAGTTTGTGACGAGTTCGCTTCTATTAGAGAAGACATTTATCAAAATGTGGTAAGAGGTTTTTCTAGCGTAGCATCTAATCCAAGTGAGAAAGTTCATAGACAAGCAAAAATAAGATTGATGAAACAGCTTGGTGTTTGGACCGATGAAGATGAAGCACAGGAAAGCAAAATACTTAGAAGCAACCAGAACATTGTTGCTGGTACTGCCTACTATTCTTTTAATCACTTCTATAAAACATGGGCTAATTATAAAAGGATAATTGAAAGCAATGGCGAAAAAAAGGCTCTAGAAGAAATTTTTCAAGGGGCAATACCAACTGGGTTTGACTGGAGAGATTATTCTATAATAAGACTTCCAGTAGAAATACTTCCTGTTGGTTTTATGGATGCCAAACAGATAACATCTGCTAGAATAAATAGTACAAAAGCGAATTATCTAATCGAGTATGGTGCTACATTTGCTACTGATTCTGATGGCTTTTTTAAACGAAGTTTAATTGAATCTTGTATTGTTGGAAAGCCAGAAAGTCCAATAAGTTTGGCGAGTGGGGAAATAGTTTTCCATGCTTCTTTACTAGGTGATGGTGCTGTACAACATGTTATGGCAATCGATCCAGCTTCTGAAAGAGATAATTTTGCTGTAATTGTGTTGGCTCTACATGCAGATCATAGAAGAATAGTTTACTGTTGGACAACTAATAGAAGTGCGTTTAAACAAAAAATGAACAGGGTATTGCAAAAGAAAAAGATTTTTATAGTTACTGCTGTAGAAAAATTAGGGATTTAACAAAAGCCTTTCCAAATATGGTAAGAATAGCACTTGATAGTCAGGGTGGTGGTGTTGCCATAGAGGAAGGTTTACAAGATCCAAATAGAATCAATGAGGCAGAATCACCAATATATAGAGTTATAGAAACCAACAAATCAAAAGACACAGATGATAAGCGTGGTGAGCATATTCTTCAAATGATTAATTTTGCAGACGGTAATTGGGTACTAGAAGCAAATCATGGTCTTCGCAAAGATATGGAAGATAAAGTTTTACTATTCCCATTCTTTGATCCAATATCAATAACTCTTGCAGAAGAAGAAGATATTGCTGCTGGAAGAAAAGAAGATTTAACAAATTTGTATGATACGCTAGAAGATTGTGTTATGGATATAGAAGAGTTAAAAGACGAATTGGCCAGTATTGTTCATACACAAACTGTTGCAGGAAGAGATCGTTGGGATACTCCAGAAAGCAGAGATGTTGATGGTAAAAAAAGCAGAATTAGAAAAGATAGGTATTCTGCCCTTTTGATGGCAAACATGGTTGGAAGAATGTTCCAAAGGATTGAAGTTCAAGAAGAATACATACAAGCTGGTGGGTTTGCATCATCTGTAGAGACTAAGAACAATGGTGGACCTATGTATATTGGTCCAGAATGGTTTAAACAAGCTACGAAGAATAGTGCTAATTATGGCACAGTTATTCCTACAAGGTGTAATAATATTTTAGAGTAATCAGATTACAATCAGATTAGGTGAAAAATGTCAGAAGAAAAACCTTTATTTGTTACTTGGGATGAAAATGATCCAAAATCAAAAGAAGCAGCATTTGCAAAATCTGCGTATGTTGATTCACTTCATCATACTTCTAAGGCTGGCACAGCTTTTCAAAATATATTACCCGGAAATATCTCTGTTCGTGAATCATTTGATCGTAGGGATTATGACTTTTTTAGACCAGGCGAGAGCATACCTACTTTAGAAAAAGATATCATTTCTGCATGTATGCAAGCCTATGAGCGTATAGGCATAGTTCGTAATGTAATAGATATGATGGCAGAATTTGCTTGTCAGGGCATTGATCTTGTTCACCCAAATGAAAAAATACAAACATTTTATAGAGAATGGTTTTCAAAAATAAATGGGGCAGAAAGAACTGAGCGTATTTTAAATATGCTTTATAGATCTGGTAATGTGATTGTAAAGAGATCAACTGCAAAGTTAAAAAATGTAGATGTTGAAAACTTACAAAAAGGTTTAGCAGCAGATATACCAGTTGGGGAATCAATATCTTCTCCAAAAAATGAAATACCTTGGGGATATACCATATATAACCCAGTGACCATAGAAGTTTTTGGCGAAGAATTAGTTCCATTTCTTGGACCAAATTCATTTAGGTATGGCGTTAGAATTCCAGAATCTTTGCTGAAAAAAATAAAAAATCCAAAAGATACTATTGAAAAAGATTTGGTTGCTGGAATTTCTTTGCAGAGTTTAACATCTGTATCTCAGGGTGGTAAAGCTTTGCCTCTTCCAGCAGATAAGACTAGTGCTATTTATTATAAAAGAGATGATTGGCAAGTTTGGGCAAGGCCCATGACATATTGCATACTTGAAGATTTAATGATGCTCAAGAAGATGAAGCTTGCAGATCTTGCAGCATTAGATGGTGCTGTTAGTCACATTCGTGTATGGAAATTAGGTTCGCTTGAACACAAGATTTTGCCAACTGAAACAGCTATAGGTCGTTTGGCAGATATGCTTATGAACAATGTTGGTGGTGGCTCAATAGATTTAATTTGGGGTCCAGAATTAGACTTTAAAGAAACATCAACTGATGTTGCAGCTTTTTTGGGTGAAGAAAAATACAAACCAATTTTAAATGCAATATTTGCTGGATTGGGTATACCACCATCTTTAACTGGTTTACCAGCAGGACAAGGATTCTCAAACAATTATATTAGCTTAAGAACATTGATTGAAAGACTTGATTATGGTCGTTCCTTGTTAATTGCGTTTTGGGATAAAGAAATCAAGCTTGTTCAACAGGCTATGGGATTTAAAGTTCCAGCCCAAATTGTATTTGATCAACATACACTTTCTGATGAAGCTGCTGAAAAAAGATTGCTTATTGATCTTATGGATCGTGATCTTATTAGCGAAGAAGCAATTCAAGAAAGATTTGATCTCATTCCTGAGATTGAAACAGTTAGAAGAAAGCGTGAAATGCGTAAACGAGAAAGTGGTAAAATACCTAAGAAAGCTGGACCTTGGCATAATCCACAGATTGAAGATGATCTTAAAAAAATGTGGGTTCAAATGGGTATAATGTCACCAAAAGACTTTGGAATAGATGTTGAAATACCACCTCCTATTATTGATCAGCCTAAACCTTCTACAGAAGATAATTCTCAAAGTCCAAAAGGAATTTCTGGACAAGGAAGACCAGTTGGCATTAAAGATTCTGAAAAAAGAAAAAAGAAAGTCATTGTTCCAAAAACTGCTGCCAGATTAGTAGATACAATGGCATGGGCAGAGCTTTGTCAAAAAAATATATCTGAGCATGTTAACGCTGCTTATTTATCTTCTTTGAACAAAAAAAATCTTAGAGAGCTTTCATCTCAAGAATTTGAAAGCTTGGAAAAAACAAAGTTTCATATACTTTGCCAAATTAAAGCAGATCAAAAAGTAGACAAGGATTTAATCAAAGAAATAATATCTACAAATATGGAAATACCTTTAAAAATAAGAACCATTGTCAGCATAGCAACTAAAAAATATATAGAAAAAGAAGGTACTCAACCGAATACTGAAATGAGAAGAAAGATTGAGGCATCATCAATAGCGATTTACAGAGTAAATGAGATGCCATATGAAAACAGTGATACTGATAACATTACATAGAAGGTACTACGAATTTGTTAATTCGATAAAAAATATTAAATCTAAAAGTATCTTTGCAAATAATTTTCCAAGCATATTTGTAGTTTGGGCAGATCCAGAACCAAGCAGATATTGGTTGTTGAATGAATTGATTGAAGATAAAATAATAGAATTATTAATAACAAGACATATGTTACCAGGAGAAAATTTAAAGGTAGCAACAACTTTTTATGAGGCAAATAACATAAGACTTGGTTTAGAAAATGTCTTTAGGACTTATCCAAATTCTTTCTGCATAGTTCAAGCATCAGATATAATTATAACTAATTATGGTTTTGATTTAATGATAAATGAAATGAATCGTGGTGCAAACGGTGTTGTTTTTTATTGGTCGCCAGATGCATTTCACACAAATTGTTTTGCCATATGTAGCAATAAAGATTATTGGCCTCCTTTTGTAAAAAAAAATGATCCAAACATATTAGAATTATTGTGGAAAAGAAATTTAGCTTTTAAAAAAATAGATAATTTTTTAACGGCAATGTCTAACTATAATAG